AAGAAGAAGAAGTTGAGGAAACTGATGAGGACTCAGAAGAAGATAGCGAAGATTCAGAAGAAGAGAAAGCCTGAAACAGATGAAACTAATAACCGAGACAGTTGAACAAGTAGAGTTTTTAACTGAAGCAGCTGCTGACGGTGGTAAAAATTATTTCATTGAAGGCACTTTCATGCAAGCTGATACTCTCAATCGAAATAAAAGAATGTATCCAAAACACATTCTACTAAATGAAGTTACTCGCTACACTAAAGAGTTTGTAAACAATAGTCGTGCGTTTGGTGAGCTAAACCATCCTGCTGGCCCAACAGTAAACCTAGATCGGGTTGCAATTATTATCAAAGAATTAAACTGCAACGGCACCGATGTTTACGGTAAAGCCAAAGTCATGAGCACACCCATGGGTGAGATTGTTAAAAATCTTATCAACGAAGGTGCTCGTCTTGGTGTTTCGACTCGCGGTATGGGTTCACTAAAAGCCAAGAACGGGTACAACGAAGTTCAACCAGACTTCATGCTTTCAGCCGTAGACATTGTTGCTGATCCTTCGGCTCCTAACGCTTTCGTAAATGGCATTATGGAAGGCAAAGAATGGATCTGGGATAACGGTCTATTAATCGAACGCCAAATTGAAGAGTATCGCCGAGAATTATCAAAAGCGTCTGCTCGCCAATTAGAACAAAAAGCCACCAAGCTGTTTGAAGATTTCTTGAGAAAACTAAAATGAAAAGCAAATTTAAAGATTTACTTGAAGCTGGTATAGTTTCTGCACCAACCGCGTTTGGTGCTAAACCAACTTCTAACAGACCAGTAAGTTCACAAACTGGTGCTTTTGGTGGTGGGTCAACTCCTACAAACACTGTTCAAGCCGGAGATGTTCAACCCGGAGAAAGACCAAACCCCTTCACCGTAACTCCGACTCCTGCTCCGGTGGCTCCTGCTCCTGCTCCTGCTCCGGTGGCTCCTGCTCCGGTGGCTCCTGCTCCGGTTCAACCAAAATTTAATCCGGTTCAGCCATTTGGTCCAGTAATTCCTACCGTGCCTTCTGTACAACCAGGCACCGAATACACTCCAACCCCAGGCAGTGTAAAACCCGGAAGTACACCCACAACACCTGCTCCGGCTCCAGTAGCTCCAGCTCCAGCTCCAGCTACACCAAGCACACCGAAACCTTCATTTCTTAACAGGCCAAGAGGTACTGGTAAAGCAAAAAGTCAATACGAAGTAAACAGAGCAGCATCTGATGCCGAATTTCAAAAATTTAAAGCATTTCAAGCAAGAAAACAAGAAAGAGCAAGCATACTAGCTCAAACAAGACAAGCTGAAGCAGAATTGGCTGATAACGAACCACAAACTCGAACCAGAGGCGGCGGTACAGGTAGAGGAACAGGTACATCTGGTAGACGCATTTTTGAAAACAATACCAGAATGCAATTTAAGCAAGGTTCGCTTAAATCGCTGTTAAACGAAGTAAGTGCGTTTGATCTTTTTAATCTGAGTAAATATGTTGCTCCGTATATCGCTCCAGTTGTTAATGTGGTAAAGAAGGCAACAGATATTGGTTCTGATGTTGTAAAATACTCAACAGATCCTGCGTATGCAGCAAAAACGATGATTAAATACACAACTCCAACTCCTGGAGAATCAAAAGCAATACGCACTGCAAAAACTTTAATAGGTTATTCGCCTGATACAATCGCCAGAATGCAAGCACGAAGAGGTGCTGCTGCGTCTGCTTTTGATACTGCGACTGCAAACGAAAAATTAAAACATTACGAGAAAATGTTTGCAATGTCTAATCCTGCATCGTTGGCTACCAGTGGAATTGCAAGTGCCGTTGGTGCCTTGGCTGGTGCTGGTGCTGGCGATAAAATGGGAATTGGTGGTAAATTAGCCACAGGTCTTGCAGGTACTGTTAAAAATATAGCCGATTATCAAACCAAAGCCCAAGCCAAGGAAGCTGCCAGACAACAATTTGCCCGTCTAGACGATTGGCGTGTTTTAACCCGTTAACCTCTTATTTTTGTGTAAAAAATAAATCTTATAAATAACAATACATTAGGAAAAACATATGAAAAAGACACAACAACAACGACCTGTAGTAATGGATGCCACTGGAAAAGGTGCAATGGACGCCACCGGTAAAGGTGCTTTCCTTGGCACACTAGACACTAGCGCAATGGAAGGGCTTGCTCAACGCAATCAAATGAGCCTTCGCCCAATGAGCACTGGACAAGACAGTGGACAAAAAATGGCACAACCTGTTAATGCCAAACAAGAAGAAGAAGAAAAGGAAGAGACTGCAATGACTGAGCATCTCGAATCACTTTTCAATGGTGAAAATCTTTCTGAAGAGTTTATGAGCAAAACTGCTGTAATCTTCGAAGCTGCTCTCAACGAGCGCACCAGCAAGATTCGTGAACAAGTTCTTCGTGAAAGTGCTTCAATCATTGAAGAAGAAGTACAAAAGGTTACCGAAGAGTTAGCTACCCGTCTAGACGAATATCTAAACTACGCCGTAGACGAGTGGATGAAGGAAAACAAACTAGCCGTAGAAAACGGTATTCGTACCGAAATCGCTGAGAGCTTCATTGGTGGTCTCAAGAATCTATTTGAAACCCACTACATCGAAGTTCCAGAGAAGAAGCACGACATTCTTGAAGATCTATTCAACGAGAATCAAGAGCTAGAGTCTGCTCTCAACGAACAAATCAAGGCTAACATGGAAATTTCTAAAGAAGTAACTGCCGGTCAAGCCCGTGCAATCTTCCTAGAAACCGTTTCCGATCTGTCCAGAGTTGATGCCGAGCGTCTTGCCTCGCTAGCCGAGAGCATTGAGTTCAGCAGCAGCGAAGACTTCGAAAACAAACTAAACATTCTAAAGGAAAACTACCTAAAGGCCGCTCCGGTAGTTGCCCAACAAAATGAAACACTTACAGAGCAATGGAATGCCCCTGCAGTTACTGAAGGTCCCATGTCTGTATATGTAAATGCTCTGTCGCGTCAAACTAAGACTTACTAAAAATTACTAAAGTATAAATAAACTTAAATCAAGGAGAAACTAAACATGTCAATGGATTTTAACGGAACTACCCCCTACGACACACTCGTAGAAAAATGGAACCCTCTACTCGATCACGAGGCTATTCCTTCAATTTCAGATTCGTACAAGAAGAAGTGCACTGCCATCCTACTAGAGAATCAAGAGAAGGCTCTTCGTGAGCAATATCTCGTTGAGGCTCCAAGCAACGCCATGGGTGGCAATCCAGCCACTGGTCAAGTAGGTGCTGCTTCAAGCGGTATCGCAGGTTATGACCCCATCCTCATCAGCCTAGTCCGTCGTAGCATGCCAAACCTAATGGCCTACGATCTAGCTGGCGTTCAACCAATGAGTGCACCAACCGGTCTAATCTTCGCCATGCGTTCACGCTACACCAACCAAGGTACTCTAGGTAACGTTGCTGGTTCAGCCAACGGCGCTGGCCGCGAAGCTCTCTTCCAAGAAGCTTTTGCTCAATTCGGCGGTTCAGGTAACACCTCAGCTGGTGCTGCATTCTCTGCTACCGGTGGCATCAACCCAGTTGGTACTACTGGTGGTACCAACGGTGGTGTAAGCCAAGGCCCTAACTTTGGTATCCGCGACAGCGCTTTCGCTATTAACGCTTTCCGTGGTATGCTAACAAGTGCTGGTGAAAGCGTAGGAGAGTCTGGTGCTCTAGCTTTCAATCAAATGGCATTCAGCATTGAGCGTCTAGCTGTAGAAGCTAAGACTCGTGCTCTAAAGGCTGAGTACACCACTGAGCTAGCCCAAGATCTAAAGGCTGTTCACGGTCTTGACGCTGAGAGCGAACTTGCTAATATCCTTAGCACCGAAATTCTCAACGAAATCAACCGCGAGCTAATTTACACTCTATACCGTACCGCTAAGGCTGGTTGTCAACAAGCCGACCTCACCACTGCTGGTGTTTACGATCTAAACACTGACTCTGACGGTCGTTGGAGCGCAGAGCGTTTCCGTGGTCTCATGTTCCAAATCGAACGTGAAGCTAACCAAATCGCTAAGGATACCCGTCGTGGTAAGGGTAACTTCGTTGTCTGCTCAAGCGACGTAGCTTCAGCTCTAGCCATGGGTGGATTCCTAAACCTAACTCCTGCTCTACAATCTCAACTAGAGGTTGATGACACCGGCAACACCTTTGCTGGCGTTCTAAACGGCAAGTTTAAGGTTTACATCGATCCATACGCTGCCGCTGGTGCAAACTTTGCACTAGTCGGTTACCGTGGTGCAAGCCCATACGACGCTGGTATGTTCTACTGCCCATACGTTCCGCTACAAATGGTACGTGCAGTCGATCAAAACACTTTCCAACCAAAGATCGGCTTCAAGACTCGTTACGGCATGGTAGCTAACCCATTCGCTGAGAACACTGACATCAATGCTCTCGGTGGTAACCAATACTACCGTCTCTTCGCCGTAAACAACCTCCACGGCAACAC